GTGGGATTCAAAGAATCTGAACTATGTCCGAAATGCTTCCCGATGTGCACCAAATGTGGATATCAGCATGCGGCCGATGAATCGTGCGATGAGTGGAAGAACAGGCTGAAAGGAATGAATATAAATGCCTGATCGAGATTGGAACCCGATGCTAATGCCTCAAATATTGAACGGTTTCCTAGGTGGTGCATTTTCAAAAGGAGAATGTAGAGTGCTCATCACAGTGGATCTCGGAAGAAAACATCTTTCGATCAGTTGTGCCAACCGCTATCCAACATGGGATGAGATTGCCGACGCCAGATATCACTTCATCGGAAATGTTGACATGGCACTTATCCTGCCTCCAAAGGTTGATTATGTCAATTTTCATCCGTTCACCTTTCATCTTTGGGAAATCAAAGATTCAGAGCTTCCAATCGAGCGCGGAATGGGAATGAAGAGAACGCATGAGAATGGCAAAGAGGCAGAAGAATGAGTCCTGTTGATCGTTTCCTCGATCGCTTCGAAAGAAGCGAAACGCAGGCTCTCAACACCGCCCGGGTACAACTGGACATGATCCTGGCGAATGAAGATCGCGTGCTGAAGGTCCGTAACGGTGCCGAGAAGGTGAAAGCAGCTCGAGATTTTGACGCGCTACTCAAGCGTGGGGAAATGCTCACGCCCGGGCAGCTCAGCTACGTCGATGGCATCTATGAGGCAATGTGGAGAGGTGCGGGATATGACTCGGTCAATCTACACATCGACAAAAAGGGAAAAGGGCTGAGGTTTGGATGAATGAAGAGACGTGGTGCTCACTAGCGACTGGATCGACGCGATGCGGTTCGGTTTCTGCCTCTCCGGCAGAGCCACGTCGTTGAATTAACCGGGCGATGGGGTGCCGCTCCTCCTCCTCCCCCGGAGAAAGTGAAGGCGTTGCTTCCGAGGTCGGCGGATCTTCCGAAGGAGGCGGAGGAGCGGTAGCGAACGATAGGAATCGGTTATGCCCTGCAAAGTTATCCCAGTGCCCGGCGGGCATGCCATGATCTGCACGAGAGGAAAGACAAGGGTGAGCTGCTGCTACTGTGGAGTACCGTCTGAGGTCCTCTGCGACGGACCGGGGGAGAAACCGGGAGAAACGTGCGATCGTCCGATGTGCCGAAGATGTGCTGCACACGTTCCGGGAAAAGATTTGGACTACTGCAGGGAACATCAGGCGGCGATGATTCAAAAGGAGCTTTTCGCATGAAAGCGATATCGCTTTGGGAGCCTTGGGCATCCCTGGTGTACACGGGCGCAAAGAGATACGAAACGCGGCCATGGCGAACAAACTATCGCGGACCTCTCGTCATCTGCGCGGCGAAGGCTGGCGTTTCGAAATCGGAACTGATCTATCTCCTGTCATGCTGGAATTTCCAAGGCGCGCTGGCGCCCCTTGTAGGCAAGCCTTTGGATCTAGGGGCTAAGAGCTGGCCTGGTGTTGAGATTGAACATCTGCAATTTGGAAAGGCGCTCTGTATCGTGGACCTCGTGAATTGCATCCGCACCGAGGACCTGACTTTTGGCCAGATCGAATCGGAGAAAACCTTCGGAAATTTCTCGCCTGGTCGCTGGGCATGGGAGCTCGAGAATCTGTATCAGTTGAAGAAACCATTCCCAGTGAGAGGCCACCAAGGATTTTTTGAAGTAGACGTGGAGGAAGTGGGGAATCTCGAATGACTGTCACAAACCTTCTCAAACGCCTGATCATCAGCGATCTCAACTCCCGGGGACACCTGGCATGGAACAACAACACGCTGGGCGTCTACGATCCTACCAAGGGATGCTTTCGTCGTAACGCCGATCGATCGGCTATCGGGACGGCGGACGTCATCTGCTGTCTGAAGGGTGGCTGCTATCTCGAGATCGAGATCAAGATCGGGAAGGACACACAGAGCGCGGATCAACAGAGGCATGAAGCCAGAGGGAAGGAATCCGGAGGCAAGTACTTGATTATCAAAGACTTCGACAATTACAGGCAACTCAGACAATCCGAAGGGTGGTAACGATGGAACTTGAACGCGCAGGAACTATCGCCGAAAATTGTGTTGCCACTCTCAGGCCATTCTGTGAGAGAATCGAAATCGCCGGATCGATCCGGAGGCGAAGGCCGATAGTGGGAGACATAGAGATCGTGTGCATCCCTCGAGGAAAGGAGATGTATGGATTTGTCGAGACGGTCAACAAGTGGTGCAAGATGAAAGGAGAGCCGACCGGAAAGTACACGCAGCGGTTGCTTTACGAAGGGATCAAGCTCGACTTGTTCATCGCCAACCGAGACAACTGGGGACTTATCTTTGCCATCCGGACCGGCAATGCGAAGTTTTCACACGAGGTGCTGGCGATTGGCTGGAAGAAGAAGGGCTTCGAGAGCAAAAACGGCATTCTGTTCAAGACCGACGGAACCAAGACCTTCATTCGGGAAGAAGAAGAACTGTTCAATCTCATCGGGATTCCCTATGTAGTTCCAGAAATGCGAGAAATCAGATGAAACCAGCTCTCCTGCAGGAAATAGAGCAGATCCGCAAACTCTATCCACGGATGAAGGAGAAGCATGGAGCGGAGATGGCCAAGGAGATGCTGGCCGAGAAATTTGAATGCAGCGTAGAACGGATCCGGCAGATCGTCGTTCTCAAGTCCCGGCCGTACGAATCACGGTATCGGCCATGCAAGAAGGCTGCTATAGGTTAAGTTTCTAACTTTCGCAGCGATTCGGGAAAACGTATCTTGTCACCGTGCCAGCTGACCCCTGGCATTGTATGATATCTCCTCCTTTCCAGAAAGCCCGTTGCCGTCGACGGCGGTAGCGGGTTTTAATTTTTGAGACCCCCACAATGAAATCCATCCTATTAACAAATGGCGACGTTGCTCTCATAGACGATCAGGACTATGATCGGGTCGCAGAATTCAAATGGTTCAAATGGAGTCCATACAAAGGCATCTGGTACGCATGTCGCACAGAAAAAGGCCGAGAAAGAAAACTCATCCTGATGCACCGTTTCATCATTAATGTGCTCGATCCATCGAGGATGATTGATCATCGCGATGGCAATGGATTGAACAATACGAGATCAAATCTGAGAGAATGCTCGCATTTGGAGAACATGCGAAATCGGAAAATGCATTCGAACAACAAGAGCGGTTATCGAGGAGTCTGGCGATTCAAGAGATGGTTCAGGGCTGGAATACAACTCAATGGTAAAAGAATAAGTTTGGGATATTTCGACGATGCAATTGAAGCTGCAAAAGCCTACGATGCGAAGGCTACTGAGTTATTTGGCGAGTTCGCTAGTTTGAATTTCCCGAAATCTGTTTCCGGATAGTCTGTATCATGCAGTTTGTTAGGAATTTGTATGGCCGCACCGAAACGAAAGCCTTTTCAGATTCACAAAGATCGCGTTGAGATTGCAACTCTCTACCTGCAGGGAAAGCTACAGTTCGAGATTGCACAGATTCTTTCCACAGATCAGGCGCGTGGGTACACCTTGACCCAACAGACGATCTCCCGCGATCTCAAGATGATTCAGCGAGATTGGCAGAGAAGTACGATCGTCAAGTTCGACGAGGCACGCGCGCAGGAGCTGGCAAAGATCGACAATCTTGAGAGAGAGTACTGGAGGGCCTGGGAGCGGTCGAAGACGGAGAAGAAACACAGTGAGAAGGAAAAGACCGAGGGCGTGCAATTAAAAGAGGTTACGCGTGTTGAAAAGTGGGAGCTGATTGGTGACCATCGTTTCCTCGAAGGTATTCAGTGGTGTATCAACCGGCGCTGCGAGCTGCTCGGGCTGGATGCTCCCAAGCGGATGCATATTTTTGAGGAAGATCTGCTGTCCAAGATCAACTGGGATTCTCTCACAAAAGAACAAATGCAGCGGATCGTGAATGGGGAAGAACCTACTAAAGTCATCCCCGGTTTTAAGTTCAACTGATCTGCTCAGGATCCGTGCCCGGGCATCACTGGAGCTCAAAAACCGAGAGACGCATGGTTTCCGGTCCTTTGTCGACAAAGTCAACCCACGTTTCATCTGGTACCGGGTGTCTGTCGTTCTGGGGAGCGTCCTCGAGCGCGTTGCAGCCGGTGAGTTGAAGCGAGTAATGATCTTTGAACCACCGCGACATGGAAAAAGTGAAGAAGCCAGTCGACTGTTTCCAGCCTATTACATGTATCGGTACCCTGAGAGGAAGATCGGAATCTCCTCCTATGCTGCCGATATTGCCCTGGGACTCAGCCGAGATGCTCGCGACTATTACCTGCGCTCCGAACGGAGCATTCGGCCGGACGTATCTGCCACCCGGGAGTGGCACAATCCCCGGGGAGGAGTGCTCTGGGCGGCCGGCGTCGGAGGACCTATCACTGGCCGGGGTTTCGATCTTGGGGTCATCGACGATCCGGTCAAGAATGCGGAAGAGGCCTACTCGCTCACCATCAGGGAGAATCAGAAGCAATGGTGGCGGTCGACATTCTATACCCGGGCGGAACCGAATGCGGCCATTGTCATCATACAGACCCGATGGCACGAAGACGACTTGTGCGGGTGGTTGCTGCAACAGGAACGCGATGAGCCGCAACATTGGCATATCGTCATCCTTGAAGCGTTGAAGGAATCGGTGAAGCCGAAGATTCCGGAGACGTGCACGATCGAGCCGGATTGGCGGAGGGTCGGGCAGGCCCTTTGCCCGGAGCGATTTGATGAAAAACTCCTGGCAACGATCAAGGGACAAGTTGGTTCACAATTCTGGAGTGCACTCTATCAGCAGCGGCCGACCGCTATGGAGGGCGACGTGTGGAAACGCCAATGGTTCAAGAAGTTCAAGTCCATCAAGAACGTTGAAGTTGAGGACACCGGCTACGATTGGGATCTCGCGTACACGGAGAACGAGCGGAATAGTGCCTCGGCATATGTAAAGGCTGGTCGGGACAAGTTCAACAACGTCTATGTCTTCGATGTCGATTTTCGCTGGCTTCAGTTCCCGGATCTCATTCGGTGGATGGAAGAATGCGAAGGTCCTCATTTTGTCGAGGCAAAGGCAAGCGGGAAGTCTGCCGTCCAATCACTCAAGAAGCAGGAGATCGCAGCCGAGGAAGTTGAGATCCAGGGCGGGGCGGACAAGATCGCCCGGGCCCGGCTAGCGAGCCCGGCAGCAGAAAGCGGTCACATCTTTGTTCACGAATCTGTTTACGAGAAGTTGCTCGACGATCCGCGACAGGGATTGCTTCATTTCCCGAGCGGGGTCTATTCTGATATCAACGACGCATTCGTGCAGATGATCAATCGGTTGTACCGTCCCGGTCCGCCAGCTGCAGCGGCCGGCATCCGGATGAAAGACGGGAAAGACCGAAAGGAAAAAGAGAAATCGACCCGACCTCATCAGTACGATCCCAAGTTCCGCCAACGACGTCAACGATCATTCTAGGAGAGAATAGCAATGAAAAACAATCAGCCATTTTCGGTCCGCCTGGTCAAGGCGTTTGACGATCTCATTGGCGGCAAGATCTCAGCACATTATCTGCAAGCGGCCGTTGCCCTCGAGGGGACAGATCAGGCAGATGAGGCAAAGTACCGCAGGTTCTCTCAGAAGAATGTTCGGGATCTCTCGCCGATGAAGTTTCAGAAGATCCAGCAGATGTCATTCTACCAGTGGCAGCGTTATCCCTTGGCGAAGCGGATCATCGACATCCTGGTCGACTTCATCGTGGGCGAGGACCTCGCCGTCAAAGTGAAGATCATGAAGCGAGAGGACACCGGCGATGTAGACACCACAAAGGCGGACGGTCAACAAGTGTGGGGTGACTTCTTCGAGGATCCAATCAATCGATTGGACGAGGATCTCTCAACAATCATCTCGGACTATCTCATCAACGGGGAGCTCGTCCTCCCGACCTTTGTGAACGACACAACGGGAAAGGTGCGGCTGGGGTACATCGATCCCGCGTTCATCAGGGAAGTGAAGTCTGTGCCGAAGAATGCCAGAGAGATCGACATGCTGATCCTCATTCCTCCGGAGGA